AGTGTCATCGCAAAGATCCCCCTACCTACCCCCTGAGGGTTGCTCCTCTAGAGATTTAAACCACGCATGCGTGATTTTATAGAACCTTTATTATAACCCATTATGTACATTTGTATTACAATAACATTATACAATAGTCTTATACTTCTTCTTCTTCTTCTGCGACTGCGGCTGCGGCGGCGACTCTATTTCTGAAGTTTCTAGGAAGTCGTCACAATCTTCTGGTATATCATCTTCCTCCGCCGCACTGCTGCTTCTTGTTACTCTTCTTGTGTTTATTCCTTGATTCAGAATTATTCTTTTTTGTCCATACTGTCTCTTGGCGAACTCCTTTCTTACTGACTGCTTCCATGATACTTGTCCTCTGTCTGCATACTTACTTCCATGAGTTCCACTTATGTTCACATGTATCTCATTAGCTCTTGTAGTTACATCAGCTGCTCCAAATGCTCTTTCCTTGTATTCTTCATACACTATTGGACCCACTGCTCTAGTGTTTATGTGATAGAAATCATTATACACATGACGTGGAATCCTCTTGACCATAATTTGTAGTGTTAGGTCGAAGTTTATGACGATATCTTGTATCGCTCCTCGCTGTGTATGAGCATATGGCATGAAGAAAATCTGTGTAGCATACTGGTTACTTATATTATACTTGCTTGTGAATGCTCCACTGTTACCTGGTGCAAACTCACTGTATACATTACCTGCATTGTAGTATATCTCATTCCTGGCCCATTCTGCATAGTCTGATGTTCTTGTTACATGAGCTTCGTCATATATTACACCATTCTCTGCAGGAACGTTTACTCTGTTGTTAGCCATATCGTTTGCACTTGTCTCACTCCATCCTTCTGGTGTCCAGAATCTTTTGTCTATGAGCCTGTTACTTTGCATAGACCAGAGTACTACATTATCCATACCTGACTGTATTTCCTTCCTTTTATTTATACAGTTACTTGGTATTACTCCAATGAGAGATGACATACCCTCATTGGCCATGTCGTATCCCTGGTATTCTATTCCTATACCATTGATTGCTGGTGGGTTTTCTTTGTTCAGGTACGCTGCTACATGACTTATCATTGGTGCATCTCGTAAGTCTGTAAATGCATGTACCTTATTGTCAGCTGCTGTGACTTTTGTCTGATTCATGTCGTCGTCCATTTGGTATCCTCTCAATGCGTTGTTGAATACCTTATATTCTCTGCCATTCTCCAAGCTTGCGATCTTTATCTTTTCTTGTCCTTTTGGATCTGGATAATATATATGTCCCAATAGCTTACCAAACTGTACTGGAGCACTTGTATACCCTACTACAGTTTCTCCTTGCATTTGGTGGAATCATCTCAAATGCCTGTAAATGGTTCATCTTGCCTCTTGTAGCTATAATAGCCCAGCTGTCTTCACTCTTTGCAATGTTGTCTATACCCCATGCATTTATATAGTTACCCAAAGCAAGATTTCCCATTCCAATACTTCCATTGATCGGTGCTGTAAAGTTGAACTTAACATTACCTTTGTCGCTGTTTCCATTCGTTCCCATCAGCCTTCGTGTATATTCGTTGTTTGCTGTGTTTGACCATGTCAACTTCTCATCTATATTCTTGCATTCAGCCTCCACTTTATAAACCCTCTGAGCTACATACACATTGTCTCCAATATGTTTGAGATCAATGGGTCTATTGCGGTGGCGCTGGAAGGCATCGTTGGTATTTTTACCATACCCTGCTGTCTCACCTCCACTGCCACCACCGCCACCACCGCCCGCTGCAGATTTCTGGTGCGGTGCGGCGGTAACCCCTGGCTCAGAGGTTTCCATCGGAGTAGGTGCGGCACTGGCCATCGTATCTTCCGCCGACGCACTTGTCTCTTGTCGTACTTGATCTTCAAATTCTCTATTGGTCTCCTCTATAACCTCCTCAATATACTTCTTAGCGTTTTCTATCCGTTCTAACTGTTCTTCTTCTTGAGTTAGTTCTAAAGCTCTCTTGACTGCTGGAGTTTTCTCTTGATCAAATTGCTGTGTTACACTGCTTGGTCCTTCTAATGCGATCTCGATAGCTAATAAGTTTTGTCCTTCTTCTTGGAATATATCTCTTTGTATTCTATCTTCTTGTCTTAGCTCTACTATTTCTGTACTGTCCGAAAATCCTGATGCGTATGTCTGTACTAATTCTGCTAGTCTATCTCCACCCGATCTTATTGCTTGAGTTGCTGCTCTTACTACTTCTAATGCTTCTCTTCTGTTTGTACTTTGTCTTACTGCTACTCTTGTATCTCTCTGTACCAATGCTAACTGGTTGTTACTATCACGTCCTAGTTGTCTCTGATCCGGTGCTGCTTCTATTGCCAATAATCCTGCAAATGTATTTCTCTCTTCTTGTTCTAATGCTGGAAATCTCTGTCTTACTGGATCTTTCCACCCCGATGTACTTGGTTCCTCACTTAAAGTATTTCCTTTTCCTTTAAACTTTCTCTCCTTCTTCTTGCTTGCTAGTAGATCCTTTACTTTTCCTAGTTTATTCTTCTTCTTACTTTGAAAATGTTTACTTGCAAAATAATTTCCTCCTTTTCTTGTAGGTGACATGTAGTCTATTTCTGTTGCTCTCTCCAGGTATTCGTCGTAGCTGATCAGGTCCTAGCATATGGCCCTGTGCTCACGTCCTACTTCCGTCGATGTTGTTCTGTCGTTAATTTCGTTAACTCCTTCCACCAGGTCTTCGGATTGCTGCTGATCGTTCTGCGCATGTACTATCGCCGCCAACAAAGTAATCGACTGTGTCTGCAGACGACCTGTACAGTTTCTGCAACCACGAAAGCCACTTCAACGACATCGACTATGAACTCGACGACTTCGACTACTACAGCTATTACTGCAGCAACTGCAGATACGACTGCTCCCATGCTAGACTCATGGTATACTATCTTTGTGTGTGACGTGGATATTCAAACTCTCAATCTTATCTTATCACTTTATTTATGCCGGGAAAACTTGAACCCTGCGTACATAGATTTAGCTATTCTCAAACAGCGCGTCATAAAGCTTGTTGAAAAATCCAATTTTAAACTTCTTGTCTGGTCTGTTCATATAATTTGTATGAACATACTGCATGCTGGCCAATACAAACTGTGTTAGTTCTGGATTCTTCTTGATTGGAATCATCCTATTAGGAAACTTTATATGTGCATTTACTGGCTCACTTCCTAACTCTACCTTATACATGAAACTTCTATTCTCTATAGCTCTTCTGTCATCATAGTGTGATATGTCTACCAGTGGATGATGCTGATTAGTCAAAAATACAGGCTTCCTGAACATATGAGTCTTGTGTTCCTTATACTTCATAGGCATTGTTACATTCTCTCCTCCACATAATCCCTTCCACTGCTCAATTGTCTGAGTCCTAATCTTGGTCTCATTCCCTACTACAATTGTACTCATCTCTGTTATGTTACTGAAATGGAATGTTCCACCATCACCAACATTTGTCATTATGGCTGTATTTACCAATCCTGTCAAAGCTTCAATCAATTGTGTCTTTCCACTGTTACTATTCCCGTATAACATCATACAGTTAATCTTGGGTAAATTTCCATGTATGATATCCATAAAATCCTGTATCCACTGTACTGTCTTATTCTTGCTTATTATTGGTATTGTCTTTGGTCTTGACTCTACTCTCATGTTGTCAATGATATTAAACATCATATATGCTCCATCAATACAAATCTGTCTGCTCTGTCCAATCAAACTGGCTCTATTTGAAACGTGTCTCTGAATATACCAATAGTATCTATCAGTACCTCTCTTAACAGTCCTCATGTATGCACTGTTAGTGTTCCATAAATCCTCTCCTATCCATGTATTTCCCTCAATGTAATCTGCTTGTTGTAAACTATACTCCATAATGTTCAACTTCTCTATCACCTTCTCTAAATTCTGTATATCATACATGTAATTCACCCAAATTTCATCTTCATTCCTTTGCATCATCTTAAAATCTTGAATTGTGTAACACTTATGCTTTACTAGATACTTCTCCAGTACCTGTAAATTCTCTAGGTATATAGCTCTAGAACTGCTTAACCTTATGTTGTCACTATCAGCACCATCTAATGTCTTAGCAGTACTGTTCTCAATCTTTCTTGCTGCATTCTTATCTTTCTTGAATTGACATGCCTTCTCATACAAATCATCTCTCTCCTGTGTATCCTTCATCTTTACTAACTTACTCAACAATTCCTCATTACTACTATAGTAGTATGTTCCATGCACCTTTGCATATTTCCTATCTCTGAACATGTACCACTTAAACATCTCACCATCCCATAGACTCATTGATGGAGGTGATGTCTTCTGTAGTCCTAGGTCCTCCCATAGCTGTTTGTTTTCATGCTGTAGGATCTTCTCGTAGCCGCGGAATAAAACCCTCTTGCTACTCTTACTCCAATTCTCATTCACACTCTCCAATAAAATGTGTAAATGAGGACCATATATGTTCTTACATACTTTATTGGCTGAGTCTTTACAACAATCATCTTTACATCTATCATGAACTGCGGCACTTATATTGTGGATGTATGTACATTCCTTATACAACCACTGTGCAAACTTATACAAAAACTTTCTTACTTTACTGACATTATTATTCCAATGCTCAAACTTTACAATTATACCAGAGTAAAATGTAACAAGAGGGTTATGATCCACCATACCTTCTCTCTTCAACTTCATTACCTGGCGAAACATTTTACATCATCATTAATAGCCATCTTTACAATACACATCTTTCCATTCCTAACCTCTGAAATCTGTGAAACCTTTAAACTTATATTGTGTTCTGGTTTCATACTATATTTCTTTGTTCCATGTCTTTTGTTAAATAACTTATTCAATTGTGTGTTTGCAAAAAAACCATACAAGTTATTCTCTCCATCACAAACAATTACCTTGAAATCATCCATAACATTACCCTGCTCGTCTTTCTTCTTAGCGAACTTAGAGTTACTACCATCGATACGTATAGCCTCATGTACATGGTGTTCCTTTCCTTCCTCCAATTCGTATAGCTTGATGTTGATTGGTTCCTCTTCCATTCGGAAAAACTTCCCCAACTCCATCTTCTGCTTCTCCAACACTGTGTTAGTAAGCGAGAACTTCCTCTTCTTATTCGCCGGCTCATCCTCCTTCTTCTCTGTCTTCTGTTGTTCCTTCTTCTCCTTGCTCTTCACGTATTTCTCCTGGCTGCTGGGCACCTCCTCATCACTTGATGTCTCCTCCATGTCACTGACTTTATCTGCAACTCCCAACCATTTCACCTTATTAACGTGTACATAACCTGTACGATACTCGTTATTACCACTCCATCTAATACCTCCTGGTAATGGATGTTCATCTATATTGTAACAACCCATCTGATTGTCTGGATACTCATTATCTATCACAACTCCTTGCTTACAAAAATTCATACCAGTCATCTTATTCCTCCTTACTTGTGTGTTAGGACATGGATTCATATACTCCCACTCTACTAGATGTCTATTCTCTGTTGTCATCTTTGCTAAATAATAATAAGGTAACATGTCTATATACAATCTCTTACATGGTGACATGTTTACTCTGAAACATTCTCCAAATATCATCATCCAAAACTGTCTTAACTGATGACTCCAAAATACATCTGCCATAAAATATGATCCATCCTGTCTCCATCTATCTCCATAACTTATAAATACGCTGCGGCGGAAAGATGTCACAAAGTCCATAAACTTCTCCTCATCGAGAAAAACTTTCTTGTATTCACTTCCCGCCGCACCGCACTTATCGTTATCTACACCCAAGTCATGAGCTGTCTGGAAACCTTGTATATACGGTATCCAAACTTCTCTCAAGAATTCCTTCTCCTTCATGGTCAGCATTTTCATAGCTATAGTACTTATCTTATGACTGAGCAAGGTATTCACAAAATTCCATAGATCTCTAGGAGTAAAATAATAATATTCACCTTTGCTCGCCATCTTGCTGAGTACTGCACTGCTAGACCACTCGGAGAGGACTCTTACCACACCCCCCTGGTTT